TACAATCCAGCGGGGAACACGGACAGCAGCCGGAAAACGGTGGCACTGGTGGGCGGCCCGGTAGCCCTGAGCGAAGCGGATCGGATGGACTTAACCTATTGGCAAACTCCGACGGTGGATCAGTTTCGGTCTCGGGGCGGAGACCGGAAGGCGGAGATGGGGAACGACCAGATTGTTCGGACTCTGCATTTGGCACCGGGCGGACCAGCCCGACTAACGGTTTCTGGCGAGATGTTGATTGGCTCTTCTGCCGAGATGGAAAGTGGCGGCCAGTTGAACCCGGCACATTCCCTTTGGTTGATGGGGCTACCTTTCGACTGGATTCTGGCAGCCCCTTTGCAGGAAAGTCGCGCGCGCAAATCCTCAAGGGTGCAGGGAACGCAATCGTCAGGGACGCGGCGGCTCACGTCATCGGGTCGTTCCTCGAAGCAGAAGCCGATGAGATTGCAGCTTTGGATGCTCGAAGCTGCGTCAATCTGATCGGGGACCTTCTGTGAGCAACATTGACGATCTGCTCGGCGGCGCTCCGACGGCGCCACAACCGACCGAGCGCGAGCAGCGGCGCATTGAATCCGCACATCGGCTTGCCAAAGAGGCCGCGATCAAGGCGGCGGGGCACGGGGGCACGTTCGTCGAGATGGGCGCGCTCAAGCGCCCGGTTTCGCAGAACTTCCTCGCCGAAGTGTTCGACATGGACCCGGCGACCGTTCGCAAGCGATTGGTGCGGTGCCCAAAACTCGGCATGGCCGGGGGCAACCGCCCGATCTACGACTTCAAGACCGCTTGCTCATACCTGCTCCCGCCCAAAATGACGGCGGAAGAGTTCATCAAGACTCTGCACCATCTGAAACTGCCGCCTGAGGTCAACAAGACCTTCTGGCAGGGCCTTCGCGAGCGACTCCGGTTTTTGCGTGAGGCTGGCGAACTTTGGAACACGACCGACATTCTCAAAGTCTTCGGCCAGGTCAATATGATGTTCAAGGATCGCATCGATATGTGGGTTGAGGATATCCGCGATCTTCGCGGCATTTCGGACGAGCACGTCGAGAAGATCGAGCAGATGGCTCACGCGCTCAAGAACGACCTCTATCAAGACCTTGTGACTGCCCCGGCTCGCGGGGAGACCCGTAGCGTGCGCGATAGCGAGGACCCGCTGGCACCCGCCTCGCACGATGACACGGTGATCGATGAGGACATGATTTCCGATGCGATTTAGCACTGACACTTATGACGGGATTGCACGGCGCCTTGCCTCGCAGAATCCCAATATGCTCGTGCCTTGGTGGCTCATGGCCGCTTTCATGTATGAGGTCGAGAACGATCCCTTTCTGAGCGACGGCTGCTTCGATTGGCTCTCTGCCGAACTGTTCTCGAAGTGGGATGAGGTCGAGCATCGCCACAAGACCCTCATCGATCGTGACGGGCTGCGGGCCGGGACGGGACTGGCTGCCGATCTCCAAAACCTACCGACACTTATCAAGGACGCGGCGCGGCACCTTGTTTGCAAATACGCCAACGCGGCAGAAATTGGGGCGGTTGCATTCGACATCGACGATCTGCTCGGCGGATCGAATACCGGGATCGATGATTTGCTATGAGACTCCCACAAGCCACATTTCCGTCAATCGAGCACATCGTTTCCGCCAGTGCGGAAGGCGTGCGGCCCGCTGAGCGCCTGAGTGTATCAGAGGCCGCAGCGAAGTATCACATCGTCAACAATCCCGGCTCCTACGTCGGCCCGTTCTCGCTCGACAAGGCACCATACCTGATCGAGCCGATGGACGAGATGACGAGCCTTGATCTCAAGGCAGTCGTGTTCGTCGGTCCCGCTCGGACGGGCAAGTCTGCGATGCTCATCAACTGGCTTTGCCACACTGCGATCTGCGACCCCGCCGATATGCTGGTTGTCCACATGACGCAGAGCACAGCCCGCGATTGGTCCCAAGCCGATCTCGATAAGGCTGTGCGGAACTCACCCGAACTTAGGGCGCGCATGGTGCCCGGTCGCCAGAACGACAACGTGCATGACAAGTCGTTCCTGTCGGGAATGCGGCTGCTCATCAAATGGCCGTCGATCACAGAACTTTCCGGCAAGACGATCCCGCGGCAGTTCCTTATGGACTACGACCGTATGCCGGACTCAATCGGCGGCGAAGGCAACGCTTTCGATCTGACCAAAAAGCGCGGGCAGACCTTCAAGCGGCGTGCGATGTGCGTTGCCGAATCTTCGCCCGGTCGTGATGTCACGAACGCAAAGTGGGTTGCGAACTCGCCACATGAGGCTCCGCCCGCAACAGGCATTCTCGATCTCTATAACCGCGGGGATCGCCGCCGCTGGTATTGGCGTTGTCCTTGGTGCGATGAAGCATTCGAGCCAGCTTTCGGGCTTCTCAGCTACCCCGAAAGCCGAGATCACCTTGAAGCCGCTGAGCAGGTGGTGATGGGTTGCCCGCATTGCGGCGGCGTGATGACGCCAGATCAACAGCACGAACTCAACCTCGGCGGTCGCTGGGTTAAGGACGGCGCGGTGTGGTTGCCCGATGGGTCGATGGTGCCCAAGGACGGCCACACCATTCGCCGAAGCGAGATCGCCTCATTCTGGATGAAGGGGCCAGCGGCCAGTTTCACCAACTGGAAAGAACTCGTCGTGAAGTATCTCGACGCATCCGAAGCCTGGGAAAAGAACGCCGACGAAGAATCTCTGCGCACGACGGTCAACGTCGATCAAGGTGAGCCGTATATCCCGAAGGCTATGGAAGCGGGACGGTTGCCAGAAGAACTCGCGTCGCGCGCTGCCCATTGGGGCGGATCGCGGGCTGAGCCGGTTGTGCCTGAGGGCGTCCGTTTTCTCGTCACCACGGTTGACGTGCAGGCGCGCTCGTTCGTGGTGCAGGTTCACGGTATCGGTGTCGGCAACGATATCTGGCTGGTCGATTTCTTCAAGATCAGGAAGAGCCGATATCGGCATGACGATAACGGGGAAAAAGCGATCATCGATCCTGCGGCCTACCCCGAGGATTGGAATACGCTGATCGACGAGGTGATTGAGCGAACCTATCCCCTGGCCGACGGCAGTGGGCGTCGGATGCAGGTGAAACTCATTGGTTGCGACTCTGGCGGTAAGGCAGGCGTCACCTCGAAGGCTTACCAGTTCTGGCGCTCGCTGCGTGACGATGACAAGGGCCGTCAGCATCACAGTCGTTTCCAATTGGTGAAAGGCGAGGCAAAACCTTCGACCCCACGCTATCGGAAGACCTATCCCGATTCGAACCGCAAAGACCGGAACAGCGGCGCGCGCGGTGACGTGCCCGTCGTTTTCCTCAATTCCGACACGCTCAAGGATACGGTCAGCGGGATGCTCGGTCGTATCGAGGCCGAGGGCGGGCGAATCAACTTCCCGATCTGGTATGACGAGCGAGGGAAGCAAGAGGACCTCGGGTGGCTGTATTCGCAGCTTACGGCGGAAATCCGCACTGACAAAGGATGGCAAGCCAACGGCGGGCGACGCAACGAAGCGTTCGATCTTCTTTACTACACAATCGGCCTCTGCCTCGATCCTAGGATCGCATTGGAGAAGATCGATTGGTTCAATCCGCCTAAGTGGGCCGAAGAATGGGACCAAAATAATCTCGTCTTTGACGGCAACGAGGGGCCGAGGTTTGCGCCGCAGGTGCGCAAGACTGATCTTGCCGCTTTGGGCGACCTTCTGACTTGACGATTTATCAACTTTTCGATGTCAGTCTAAAGACCATGCACCATATTATCGCACTCGCTCTGCTTCTTTCTGCAAGCCCCCAAACCGTGATAGAAGATATCAAGGTGGCTCGCGAAGCCTATCGTCAGTGCGTGATTGACGAGGCGGTCAGACTCGGTGGGAACAACAACGAAAGCGCCGAAACGATCTTGTCTGCCGTTGCTTCGGTGTGCCGGGATCGCGAAGATGCAGCGCGAACAGCTTATGCTCGCGCCCCTATATCCGATTTGCGGGCCGACGTGTTGTTCAGTCGCGACCGGCAGCTTGCCCAACAGGATGCGACCGCAGCCCTGCTCAGCGCGCGGGCGTCGTAATTTTTCGCAGTAGCATTTCACTATTTAGTTGAAATCCTCATGGGTGGCGTTAAGGCTCACCTCATGGCGACCCAAGAAGAACTGCTCACCGAAGCCAAGGCGGCTTACCATCGGCTGATGCTCGGCGAGAGTGTTGTCGAGGTGCGCGATCAATCTGGTGAGAGCATTCGGTATCAGGCGGCTACGGCCTCTCGGCTGCTTGCCTATATCCGCCAGATGGAACCGACCTTTCTGCTTCCGGCAGCAAACGGGCCAATGCGTTTTGTCGGGGGGCGCCGTTAGTGGCAAGCGCGATCCAGATCGACGATCTTCTCGGCTCGTCCGAGGGGGCCAGCGCCGCCCCCGTTCCCGTCCCTGCGGTGGGTGGCGCTGGTTCAAATCTTGCGATGGGCGGGGCCTATGAGGCGGCTGATCGCTATGAGCGTTCGATGGCGCTGTGGACGCCACCGCTCACGATGGCCGATCAGGAAATTCTGCCCGCCAAGCACCTCGCCGATGCTCGCGTTCGCGACACGCTGCGGAATGACGCCTATTTCGTCAACGCGGCGAATATGCACCGCGACCACATTGTCGGCAGCATTTTTCTTCTCAACTCCAAACCAGCCTCGCGCGTGCTCTTCGGGGCCGCCGACGATATGTGGGAAGCCGAGTTTCAGGAAGAAATCGAAGAGAAGTTCACTCTTTGGGCCGAAAGTGACGAATGTTGGGTTGACGCAACTCGGCGGAATACGTTCTCCGAACTCGTGCGTCTCGCTGTCGGCATTCACTTCATGGGCGGCGAAGTCATTGCCAGCGCCGAGTGGTTGCGCGAAGAAGCAGATCGCCCGTTCAAGACCGCAATTCAGATGCTCGATCTCGAACGGGTTTCGACACCGCCGCAGTATAGTGCTGACATCGGCGTTCGCGGCGGTGTGCGCCGGAACAGCCGCGGTCGCCCGGTCGGCTACTACGTGCGTGATGCACACCCGACCGATTATCGCGATCCGCGCGCTCATCAGTGGAAGTTTGTCGATTCGGCAAAGCCGTGGGGTCGTCGCCAGATGATCCATGTCTTCGAGCAGATGCGGCCTGACCAGACCCGAGGGATTGCCGAAGTCACCGCGATGCTGCGCGAGTCCAATCAGGCGAAGACCATGCGCGCGGTCGCGTTGCAGAACATGATCGTGAACTCGTCCTATGCTGCGGCGATCGAGAGCGATCTGCCGACTGACGTTGTTTTCAATATGCTCGGTGGCGGCGGCGTCGAAAGCGCCGATGCAATGACGGGCGCGATCTCGAACTACATGGAATCCTACCTTTCGACCGTTGCCCAATACGTCGGCAAGTCGAAGTATGCGCAGATCG